TACTCGAGGTTGTTCACCGCCACCGTCTGCGTTTAGGTTGGTAACAAATTTGCTACTACCTCTACGCCCGGCATGGTCATAAATAGCACCGGCGGCGTCTGCCTGTTGCATAATCATAAGTTTGTAAGGCTTGGAACCAAACGGTACTTGCTCTGTGTGCGTCTGTACGCCGTCTGTAAAGCGTTTAAAATCTACGTACCGTTCCTTGCTTGCGCGTACACCAACCTTTATTTTAAAACCTTTTTGTACGGCGTCGGTTTGCCACCTAATCTCTTTGCCTTTAATGAGGCTGCCTCGACGCATACCTGATAGCGGCGCGCCTTTAACGCCCACAATGGTTGTAATCATGCTGCGGGCCTCTTGTACCATTGGCTCACCGGCACGGCTAATACGTTTTGTTACGTCGCGGCGGTAGGTCGGGTCTATTTTGTTAAGCGCCGCCAAAGCCTCTTGTACACCTTTTACCTCAAGAATTGGCTCGGCCATTACGGTTACCTTTTGTTTCGTTCGTCCAAAACTTTAGCAACCGTTAAAAGGTCTTGTGTGTCAAACACTTGCGAGTACCAATGCGGCGCCCAACCTGTTACTACTAACAATTCTGCTAGTTGTCGTCGGTAGGTGCCGCTTGGGTAGGGTTTTGGGCCTCTTGTTCCACTACCTCGACGTTTGTAACTTGTCGGCAGTAGGTGTCGAAATCGGCGGGTACAACTATTTTGGCTTGCTTGCTTGCTTCCCACGCTAGGAATAGCAAATCCTCTACACCAATGCCGTTTGCCATGTCGGCGGCTTTACGTTTAAAACGACGTTCCCACAACACAACCGTAAATAGGTTGGTGCTTACTTGGTATGTTCCCTCGTGGTTAGTTACTTCGAGAGTTAGTTTCATAGTGCCTACTTTCGTGTCGGGCCGATTAGTTCGGCTCTAGTTATGGTGTTACGTCTGCGGTGTAAGTTCCACCGGTAAAGGTAACGTCAATGGTGGACAATTCGCCCATGGTTGCGTTAATTACTGGGAATTCTGAAAGCAACGCGCCGGTAAGGGTAAAGCCCGGGTTAGTTGCGCCGTCTGCGCCAACTGCAGGCTTAACAATTACGGTTACCAAACCGCCTACGACGTTTTCCAACGTAGCGAAAGTTTCCGAAACTGCGTACGACTGGTAAAGGGTAAGGGTTACTTCGTGGTTGCCCAAACCTGACTGGTAGGTGCGCGCTGTTTTGCCAAACGTGGTGTTTTCAAGTTGGTCGTAACGCTGTGTAAAAGTCGCCGCCGTGCATTGGTCGGAAAGGTCTACCGCGTTAACGGTTACTACTGGGTTGGAAAGGTAAGTACTTGTAGCCATGGTGTTTAATCCTCTTTCGTTGCTTTCTTATTTTTAGCACTTTTTTTAGGTTCTTGTGTGGATACTTCGTCGGTTGCTTCGTCTGTTACTTCCTCAATGAAGCCGCCCAAAATAAGGCCGTCAACCTTTACGCCGGGCTTGGGTACAAACTCTGTACCAACTTCACCTACTCGAGGACTTTTAATAATGTACATAGGCACCTAACTTGTTTGGGCTTGCATTTCTATTGTTAAATCATAGGCGGCCATTTCGGCGCCACCGATTATGGCAATGGTTGGCCGTCCGTCTGTTACCGCAACATTCTTAGCCAATACTTTTGCTGCCATGTTCATAAGGCTACGTTGCGCGTCGAGGTTGCCCGGGCCAAGGGTAATGAGGCGTACCGGGAACGTCAATTTAACTATGTTGTAGTTCCATGCCACGAAACTTGGCGCGTCAATAAAAGCACAAGGCGGCACAAGGTTACGCGGGTCGTTTACTACCTGTAGCCCTGTAATGCTCTGTAACGTGGCTGTAAGGTCGTCTAAGGCCTCGTTAAATAGGTCGGTGTATGCAACAGGCACTACGCAACCGCCGGCCTATCCACGCCTAGTAGTTGTTTAATCATTGGGCTAAGGCCCATGCTGCCACCGGCGGCGAGGCCGTCAAAACTGGCAAAGTCTGTTACCGACCCACGCTGCCTATACAAGAAACCCGCATAAGCAATAGTTCCAAGTAGTACAGACGCGTTAGGTACCGTGGTAAGGCTTTCGTTGCGGTACCCGGCCTCGTTTCTGCGCCTATAAGCAAACTCGTTGGCACTCAAACGGCATTGGGTTATAAATGCTTGGTCGGCTGCCGTAGCGGTTCCTATTCCTAACCAATCCTCTACCTGACTATCTGCGGTTACCCATGTGCAAGTAGGCGTAGTAGTCAACGTGCCAGTAGCCGCAACAATGTTTACATTTGCTGCAGTTTTGGCTACAAGTACTTGGTTTTCAATTGGTGCTTGTAGGTCGTATTGAAAAAAACCCTGCTCGTCTACGCCAGTAAAGTAATACTGCGGTAGTTCACGCACGGTATAGGTACCGTTAAAGGTCGCGTCAACACCCGCAATAGTTACGGACTGGCCAACCTCAAGAGGGTCGGCGTTAGTTAGTAATACTACAACCGCGTAGTTATCGGTTAAATACTTTTGTGTGACCGAATAGACGGCCATAAAGGCCTACCTTTCGGTTATCAGACGAACTTGACAAACTTGGTGGCGTCTGCCATGAAGCCGGCAGCGTAACCACGGAAAGCAATCGTACGGCCCATTGTTGCCGGTACTTCAACGCTGATAGCGCCTTTTTGCTGTTCGTAGAATTCGAAGCCTGCGGCAGGGCCTGCAGCGTGGCCCATGAATGAGCCGGGCGCGTTTTTGTCAACAACCAACACCAACCCAAGCGGGTTGCCGTTCCATGATGTTGCTGACGAATTGCCGGCAGCGTTTTGGCCCATAAGGTTTGGTGCGCCTGTGTATGGAAATACCGGGCGGTTTTGGTCGTCGGTTGACGCCGCGAGGGCTGCCCAACTTGCAGGCGTTACAAACATGTGCGTTGGCAAGTAGTTAGACGTTTCCGAAATTTGGCGGGCGCCGTCGTAAATTGCTGCAACCCAATCGGCACCTACTGCGGTGTCGGCAACGCTTGCGGTTTGTGTAATTGCTGCATGGCAAGTGTCTACGGCGTAGTTGTCGGTTGCTTGTCCGTAAGCAATAGCCAACTGGTTAAGAATAATGTCAATAGATGAAGGGTCACTCCAGTCAAGGTCTTGTTCGGAGACGGTGACGTATGTACCGAAACTTAATTTTGAAATATCCGAGTTGCTAACCACGACAGTTGAAGCGTTAAGCGGGTCAAACTGTGCGGCCTGCTGTGTTACTACCGGGCGGGTCGTAATTTTTGGACGGCGGAAAGTTGCGCCTGCTGTTGGCATTGCGCGTGTACCGATAGCCGACACGAAAGGGCGAATAGGGTTAAGTCCGTCATACACGCTACCGGTAATAATTTCCGGCAAAATGCCCGGGGTACTCTCGGTGTTGATGTATGGCGCAACGCCCGGCGCTGCTTCGATACGTGCTGCGTTAATGTTTGCGTTTAGTTGTGCAAAATCTGCACCGCCGCGCACATAACTTGCAATGTATTCAGACGTGCTAGGCAAACGCAATTTACGTGGTTGTGCGTAAATGGCTTGTACTGTTGAAGCCTCAACAACTGCAGGGGTTTCTACTGGGTTTGACATTTCGGTTACTTCCTTTTCTGTGTCCTGTTCACTATTTAACTCTACTTCGTTTTCGTTTTGGTGGATACTCGCGGCCACCCGTTCTACCTTGGCAGCCTCAAACGCGCCATAAGGCAAAAGCGACAATTCCTGCCATTCGGCCTTAGTAACAATCATGGTGCCGGCTTCGTCAAAACTAAACTCGACGGGTACTGCCCCAACTGAAAGGCTATCTAAAACGCCGTCCATGGCTAGTTGTAGGCTCTCATTTCCTAGGGCCGTTTCACTAATTTTGGCTTCAAACATTACGTAATCGTCAACCTCGGTACGGTTTGTGACGACGCCTATAGGCATTTCAGAATTGTGGTACAAGTACATTTTGGGTTTTTTACCCTCGAGAGGTAGGGAACCTTTTTCAAAACGTACCTTTTGGCCGTCTGATACCACAGCGTCTACCCCGTATTGGATAGCGACGCCGGCAAGGGTACGACGTGGCAGCGCGTCACCTTGCGCGGCGTCTAAAGTCAATTGTTGCGGGGCTAATCTAAGCATTACTTTCCCTCAATTCCTCGGGCGTTTCTTGTACTTCTACGTTTGTGTCGTATTCGTTGGCTAGGTAACTTTCAATATCAAACATAACACCGGTGCCACGCGGTAGCACGTTATCCGCGCTAAGTGTTTCTTGTATGCAGTCAATGTACGGTTTCACGCCAAACGTGTAAAGGTCGCGCGACGCTTCGCTACTTGAAACATAAGAGTAGTTTCCAATGCTCACGGAAACGAGGTACGCGGGTACGTTTGCAATTCGCGCAATTTCTTTAGCCTGATATTCGGCAGCGTCAATAAGTAGCATTTTGTCCGGTGTTGCGTTGTTTGGAATTACCTCTACAAATTCGTTTACCGCACTTGTGGCCGACGCAAAACGCGCCTCGTCGTAGGCCGCTGCAAGGTCGCGCAATTCTTGTGGTGACATAGGCTCGCCGCCAACTTGGCGCAAAGTTACTGCAGGTTGCAAACTCGAGGCGTTACGGTTTCTTGCTTGCTCAAGTTTTAGCGCGGTATCTACTGACGTTGCACCGGTGTAAATAAGGCCCTGTATTGGGCTTAAAAATTGTACGCAATCTTCCCAACGAATAGGTAAACCCTGAAACAAAATCTGTTTAGACGGGCCGAACCATACGCCGTTGCCTTGCGCTTGGTCTTGTGTTGTCACAATCGCGGCGGGCAAACGTGTAAACGCGCTTGGGTATCCGTCGGCTGTTCTCTCAGTAATGTACCAAAAGGCCCGACCGTAAAATAAAAGGTCATCAAATGTAAAACTTAAAATAAAATTATTTGTTACGCCTTTGTCAATTCGACGCAACCAACTACGAGGCGCTTCCGGCACCTTTTCCATTTCGTCGCCGTTCCACATTTCTTTATACATAACCAACGGCAAACAACCAATAACACTTGCCATAAGGTCACGCGCGCGCGAAATAGTAGGCACTTGCATAAAACGGCTACGCGTTACACCGTCTGAATACGCATAAAAGTTGCCAATTTGTGACGCGCCGGCGTTACTGCCTGCAGCGGCTTTAACAACCTTTGTAGGTTCCGGTTTCTTGTTGAAAATCGCCATAGTTTTATTGTGTCACAATCTCGGGGTTTTGGGTGGCACTAGCCGGCGCCGTGCAATCCCCGACGGAAAGCAAGCCGACTAATGCCAAAACGACTTTAGCGGTAATTCGTAACAATTACGGGTTTACCTATTGCTTGTGGTTTGGACGCTAAAGCGGCTGCCCAAATCATGCACCGGCAAGCCTCGATAGGCCCGGGGCTTCGCAAACTGCTAACCGTTATGCCGTTTTTTTCGCGTATGAGTACTGCCCGTTCAACGTGGCTGTTTAGTAGTTGTTGGTTGTTGTGCGTAAGTTTGTTTTCTAAAATCATGGCCCTAACCGCGCTAGTCCATTTCAACAATTCTTTGTAACCAACAATTACGCGCCTACCCTCATATTTTATTGGGCATGAGTTTTCTAAAACGGGAACAATAGCCAAACGTAAATTGGGGTTTTCCATTACTTGTTGTTCTACCTTTTCCCAAAGTTCGGTTACGGTTTCGGCAACAAACGCCAAAACAACATGGGTTTTATTATCTATTTGTACGGCGCGCACGGCTGTATACGTGCTTTCGTCTAACGCCATTTCTACGGCAAGCACTCCGCCGGGCGGTGCTTTTTCGTCGGTGCTTAAACTCTCGAAGATGCCGGGCGCCAACCAACCGTTGTTTACAGCCTGCCAAAGGTTTACCGACGCACGTAGAAACGCGCTGCGGTTGGGGCCTTGTGCTTCGCCTTGGATTACGTCTAATTCAATTAGGCCGCCTGCCAATGCGGGGTTAGCGTATTCCCATGCCTCTACCGTCATAGGGTCAAGTGTGGGCGGTGGGCTGAATTCGGCAAAATACAGGTTTGTTTTTTCGCCTGTGTCTATTGCTTTTAAACCTTGGTCACGCCAACGCAACAAAGCCGTACTTTCCTGCGTACCCGCGGTGGACACAAGCAAGCATAAAGGGTTACGTCGGGCGCGTTGAGACGGAAGCAAACCGTCGTCTATGGCGGCTTCCGATATTTGCCATACTTCGTCTGCCGTAATTAGGTCGCATGAGTAACCGTGACCGGCTGCCGGGGTAGCGGCGCGAATATGCCAAACGCTGCCATTAGGCATTGTTACCTTTTGGCGTCCGTAAGACCATGAAACCTCGGCACCAAACTTGGCCTCGAGGATTGGCGCTAAGTAATTGAATTGCGCGGCTGTTAAATCTAATTTGTGCGAAACACTAATAACGGTTTGCGGTTGGCCGCGTAGTTCAGTTTCTTTAGTTAACCAATGCCCAATAACCGCGCTACTTAAAAGGCTCTTTCCATTTTGACGCGCAACACTAATAAGCCCAATGCGGTGTAACCATTTGCCGTTTTCGTCGTAAGCCGTTAAACCCTCAAGGCAATGACGTTGCCAACTCATTAAAGGCATACCTAAAACCCTCTCCGCAAAATCAGCAATATCAGCCGCGCGTGATTGGTGGCCACTGTGCGTAGTCGTTTCTAGTCTCGGCTGATAGCGGCCAGTCCCGGCTAGTTCGCGCAAACCCTTATGGGATATAGGATTAGTAGAG